AGACATTTGCAAAAAATGACAAACTGGGCACGAAATAAACACCAGCTTCCTTTCGAGTTCAGGAAGATGGCATATAAAAAGTCTGGTAGACTAAAGAAAGATCCTGACGCTTTGAAGCTTTATAAAGACGCATAAAAAAATGAAAGACCTAGCACCAGATATTGTGAGGCAAAGGATGGTTGTCGAAGGAACCCTCCACAAACCCTTTGGCCCATTGGATATGGTTAATTACTGTAATGAGGTAAGCGAAGAACTAAACATGACTTGTGTTACCGCTCCTATATGCAACTATGATGCCGCTTACGGCTGGTGCGCATACATGCACTGGAAAGAGTCCGGAATACATATTTATGCTTGGGATGATAGAAATCCTCCATTTTTTTCGATAGATATCTATACTTGCAAGGCATTTAAGGAGGAAAAGGTCTCAGAATTTACGAAAGATTTTTTTGGCGACAACCTTATAGACTTGGAGTGGACAACTTAAAATAGTGTAATTTTTATTATGAAGAAAACATTGTTGTTATTTTTAGCTTTTGTTTTTAGCGCGTACGGCGAAACCAATGAAACCCCGTACCTAAGCATTACAGAAAGAAACGCTTTTGAGTTAACGGACAAAGAGCCAGCACCCCCCCTTCCTCCGGCTGAAAAGATCCTAGCTCCAAGTATTTTCCTCACTGGTATTACCCGATGGAAAGGTACCAACAAGGTTCATCTCGTGCTTAGAAAAGCGGGAGAGCCCGATAAGCTTGTCTCTCTTGGAATGAACGAAAAACAACACAGCGTTAAACTTAAAAAAATACTCCGAGACGCTGTCCTCGTCTCAACCAACGGTAACGACAAGCTATTAAACTTTGAAAAGAACAGCCTCCCCACCACTATCACTAAACGCGCTCCCCAAAAAGACCCCAAAAAAGAAGACAAGAAAATAGATGAACGCCGCCTACAATACGAAGAATGGAGAAAGAAAAGGGAACGATAAAACACGATCTCTTTGTTACTGATTTGTGGGAATTTGATTTCCCTTATCACGATCAATTCAAGCCTCAAGTTTTGGAATTCATTTCCTCTCCTGAAGCGCAAGAACATATAAAAAAGCACACCATAAACCCTTCCCTAACCTCTTACGGCGGTGACGAACTATCTTTTGACAAAGATAGGAGTCTCTTTTCTTTTTTTCAAACTCAAGTGTCGAAATTATTAAAACGGGTTGAAGAAAATCACGATTGGGAAGAAGGGGTGTGGGAAAATATCGACCCGTGGATAAACATCAACGAACATGGAAACTTTAATCCTCCCCATATCCATCCGGGCAATGATTATTCTGGGTGTTATTATATTAGCTTTCCAGAAAACTCAGGATTTATTCATTTTTTAGACCCACGCCCCCAACACCGCTTCAGTTCCCCCAATCCAGCCCACCGAGAAGGCACAAACTGGTACGCCTCAAAAAACCCTTATGACAGCAGTATTTTTACCTACCAAATAAAAGAAGGGAAAGTCATTATGTTTCCCTCGTGGTTGATGCACTATACGGACCCCAACCTTACACAAAGTTTAAGAATTTCCATTCCCTTCAACGCTAAATACATACAATATGGAAATTAAAAAAGAAAATTTAATCCAATTTGTCAACTTGGTTAATGATTGTTGCGCTATCATGGATGATGAATATGTCGCTGAATGGCTCACAAAGCCAAACCCCGATCTAAATATGGAAACCCCGATGGAGCTGGTAGACAGTAGCGCAGGAAGAGACGCGGTATATAAGCTTTTATATTTTATTGAGATAGGAGAAGCTGATCTTTAAAGCTCCGGAACACTACTCACGACAGCAGTTGTACCATCCGGAAATTTGGTCTTCGTCACCAAGAAAACCACTCCGTTAATAGTTTCACGATTTGTGAAATTTATAACATTGGAACTGCTAGAAGGAGTAGCGTCTTCGTTGTTTATCTCAAACTCCACAACCGAAGCGTCCAACAGCACCTCGAACGGCCCCACTACATCATTCGTTCCTCCAGACAGAACTAAATTAACTTCCCCTTTTACCTCTATGGCTCGGTCGGGAACCGTAGCGGTTATTTTGTTGTCGCTATCAATAGTGAAACCCGCATAGTAGCAGGATGAAATTCCCTCGTATCCAGTAGGAACCTCAAAACCCACTCCCGTAACGGCAGAAAACCCTTCTCCAGATATTTCTACGTTAGACCCCGTTATGCCCCTTAAGGGGCCGTAACCAGTGGCATTCACGCGCGTTCCCTCTATAACAAATTCATCCGGGAAAAAATCCATTTGATCAAGGACATACGAATAACTCAAAGAGCCAAAATAAGACCCCACACTAGCAACCCCCGTTTCCCACGGATTGCTTAAGAAAAACCTTCCGGTTCCTATAAAACCATTATCAATATCTACTTTCATCGATTGATAAAAGGTAGAGTTTCCTAAACCCAAACCTGTAGAAAAACCGGAAGCCATACTGTTGTAAAAATAAAGCTGAGAAGTATCCGCTGCATTACCCGTTCCACTGATGCCAACGATAAGATAAGGATTACCGGTATCATAACAGTTTACGCCCGTCACGGTAACCCTATCTCCCGTGGTGATCTCGTTAGAAGACCCGAAGCCCGATACGCCAGTTATCACAGCAAGAGGGACAAAATCACCCACGCTAACTCCCGCGCTAAAATTATCCCTTCCTGATACGATTATTGACCCATAAGATATACCAGTCGGAACCGAAACTGTTATCGTATCTACATTATCGGAAACAGTGTTGGTTAAATTTTGCGAAGAAACATAACCTCCCGTAGGATAAGGGAATCTAACATTTAATCCTGAAACGTTTTCCCCACTTAAAGAAAAAGTATCTCCCGGGAGCAAAAGGTTCGAAAAACCACTCAGCCGCGTTATATTTATATCATAGGGACTAACGGTTTGTCGCGAGATAAAATCCTCCACAATAAAACTACCGCTGCCGCTATTAATACCAGCGGGAACCTGCATGACTAGCGAGGAGGGAGATTTCCTAACAAAGTTCCCGACCGCAAAAGAATCATCCTTTCCAGAAAAAAGAACCCCCGTGGTTAAGTTAAGTCCCTGTCCGGTAATTGTCATGGAGTCTCCAACTGCGAACACTTGATCTTCATTAAACGACGTAGGAGTATCTCCTTCCCCTATATAGTACCCAGAAATAGAGGGCTTGCTCGGCGACACTCCTAGTATTTTGGTCGAACTTGCAAACCCGCCGCTAGTTGATACGTTTATTAAGTCGCTTAAAGTGTTATAAGGAATAGTCATGTCTATTCCCGTGGTGGAATTTTGAGTATAGGTCCCAACGACACTATCTCCAACACTTAACCCACCGGGAATTATCCCCTCGAAGTAGCCTGAAATCACTATAGTATCTAAATATTCACCACTTAAAGGAGAGAACCCGCTGAATACGGGGGAATTTACGGTGGTTATTGTAGTGCTTACTCCTCCCCTTCTGTTTTTCGTTCTGATTTTATAGGTGCTCACACCCGTATTGAAGCTATTAGGATAATTAAATATTATCTGATCACTATTGGCGCTGTAACCGCTCACTTCAAGATCGGTTATAAAATATGCAGGATTTAGTGACGTGTCGTAAAGGTAAAAATCTGTAATACCAGAATAAAGCCTTTTCCCATATACCGATCCAGTAGACCCCGGAAGCACATCGGAAACAGGATAAATTTCATCAACATCCGGTTTTCCTAAAATATTTATAGAATGAGTTGCTGCGGTATATCCAAAATAACCCGACAATGTTATATCTAAAATAGTTCCAGTAATGTCATAATTATTGCTAGCTGGAATTGTAAACGTAACCGATTTACCGGGTGTAGCTTGGGAAAGGTAAGGAGATTCCGTTCCGAAACCTACATTGCCAAAATTAATTCCAGTTAACCCAAAAAAGTTATTTCCCTCTAAAGTTATAACATCTCCGCCTATTCCTGTTTCTGGAAAAACACTTGTAATGGAAGGGTTCCCAATCCCCGGAGTAAAAGTGATTTGCGACGGATATTGTTCAGGATAATCACTTGAATATACAGAGACCGCATGAGAAGATATTTTAAAAGAACCCGCCCCCACATTAGCAACATTTCCTGAGACAGCTACGTTTAACCCCGCTGGAACAGTTCCTTCTAGCAATTTGTCATTAGTGAGGGTGAAGTGACCAGTCTCCCCCCCTATGGAAACCAAATAGTTATCAAATTCAATACCAGAATATAAAATCCCGGAAGTAAAATTTTCCCCAGAAACCCTTACCGAAGAACCCAATGTTCTACCGTCTTGCACACCCGTTACCCTAGCCAAGGGAGTAAACGACAATACGGAAGGAGCCTTCAAAGACACCCCACTTTGAAGCAGAAGGTTAGGGACACCCCTCACGTTCCCACTAGGAATGACCCCCTGAACTTCCTTCGAGGTGTTAACCTGAAAAGACTCCAACTCTATACTGTTTATGGAGATTCCCGTAACTCCAGAAAAAGAAGCTCCACTTATCTTAAGCACTTCACCCGAACACAGCTGTCCTGAATTCAAGCTATTTATTTCCGGAATGGGAACAAACTTATTGTTTGTAATTCCACTAGCCTCACTAGTGCTACCATTAAGACCAGTCCTCAAAGAAGAAAAAACCGACACACCAACATAGTGTGCATTTTTCGGCACCACAGCCTCGATGGTAGCTGGTGATAACACAGAAAACGACGGACTGTTTACTTCACCAAATTTTATATCCGTTATTTGGTAAAAATTTTCACCTGATATTTCTATTAAGTCCCCGGCTTTTCCGCTCACATAACTCGAATTAAGCCCACTCACCAACACCTGACTAGCCGAATCTAAAACCACCTGAGCAACCCCCAAATTTAATATGCCGTCGTTAGTTTCGAGGGTTAGGTCGTTAGTATAAGCAGCTGGAGGAACGACACCTGACACCCCCGTAACTTGAGGGAACGTAAAAGGACTATCCAAATATGCCAGAGAAGCTACCTCTTCGCCTCCAAACATAACCCTTCTAACAAAGTTCATATTTGAACCGCTTATGGTAAAAAGTCCTTTTGGAGAGAAAGTAGGCATTATAGTAGCGGCGGGTAACCCACGGCGCTTGTATCCAACGGGCCTATACCAACCACGCTCTCAACGGTGTAGGCTTGTGTGATATTTACTGTTTGTTTGATATAGTCTCCCGCTGCAGAAGCTAAACTTCTCTGATTTACCATCCCCGAACACGTAAAAAGCTCAGAAGGCACAGTTGTTGTTCGTGTTACTTTTACATTTTCCAATTTCCAATCAGCAGAGTCACTCGGATTGTTGTATATCTGTATTTGTCCATACTGCCCCGTTCCAACAGCGTACCCCTCGTTACCCCCATCTGCGGTTAAAGTTATAGTATTATCCGCCACGGTAATTCTATTACTCCAAGCTCTCGAATGGTAAATCCCCACTTCTTGCAGGTCCAAGATGGTATCAACCAAAACCATTAGAGGCCTACTTCCAGCAGATATTGTTAAGTCGTAAGTTATTGTAAAAGCCTCCTCAAAATTAATTAAAAAAGGACTACTATACGCCACAGCATACTCTACGGGAGTAGCATTCTTTTCTGCGCTTGTGATATCTGCACCGTCGGTATTAAAAATAACATAGTTGTCTTGATCCGTAGAGGTCGCCTCTTCCCAGCTGCTCAATCCCATATCTACATTATTAAATTTTTTTAAACTCACCTCCAACATAGCTTCAGAACCCGAAAAAGGCAAATACCCCGAGGGAGAGTCTATTTCGAAATTTACGTTAACACCTTTGGGGCCGAAACTTACGTCACTTGGTTTAGTTTCGTTCATTAAATAGACGGGCTTAACTTCTGCAGAATAATTGTATGCACCAGCTATAAAATTATCGACGTCCCCTGACGTAAACACTTCTCCATCACTTGACAATAATGCATTTCTAAAATTTAAAATTTCAATAGGGGCGGGGGGAGGACTATCAACCGATTCAAACTCCCCCTTGAGATCATCGAAAAAAGAAACTTCAGCACTGGCCATGGCTGACGTATTGGGTGCGAAATTTACCGAATAAGAAGTTAAATAACCACTATCAAAATTAAGGCCTCCAAAATTTCCCGATATAACAGTGGTTTGAGTCGCTCTTTCTCCTTGCCCTGTAATAAAACCCCTAAAATAATCTTTTCCTGTTAGGTAATAATTAAAGGATAACTTTCCTCCGATACCATCCGAGGCAACCTGCTTGTTGGTATTTCTTTCGGTTATTAAATAGTTGGGCTGAAGACTCGCGCTTAAAGACAGCGAAGCGTTTGATGCTAAAATCTCCTCATCATTAACCTTAAGTTTTGCATTACTTGCTGAATAAAACACATTAATAGGCGGCGGTTAAAGTTTTTTGGGATCTCACTATATCGTCTAGCCCTGCACTCATCGAAGTGGAAACCTGTTTACCAGAGATCATCTTTAATTGCATTTTATCATTGGTAGAGGCCGCATCCAGACCATGCAGGTCAATAGTATAATCATTGCTAGATTCGTCAAATGCCAACCCAGAATTAAAAATATCTTCCGTTACATTGATGGACTCCTGAGCGGTGGTATAAAGTGACGTAACCGGAAACTCCTGACCTAGCTTGTAAATAGGGTTGTGGTTAAACGAAACTGAATAGTCAGCACCAAAAACTGTGCCATCGTCTGTTGGGTCAGGATCATCACCTGCCCCAATAGTCGTCCTTAGTGTGGTAAGAGGGGTATATCTACCATGAGCTACCCCAGTTGCCAACTCGCTCCCCAAATTGCCCGCGCTGGGAAACATGGTAGAATCCGCTAACCTTCCGCTTACCGGGAGTTCATTAGCGTGACCGAAAAAAGTAAAACTTGCGCTAGAAGAAGAAACAGAATTGCTAGCTACATTGAAACTGTAAGAATTTAAAAAACCCATGCCCTTCACCCCAGCTCCGCTAATTATAACACCCGAGGCCGCAGAACCCACCGAATGCTTTATTCCGCTAGCTAAAAAATTAATAATGTTCCCCTTCTGGCCCCAATGCGTCCCCGTAATAGAGGTAATAAAATTAAAAGAAATATCGCCGACCCTCGCCGACGAAGGGAATTGACCCAAAGTACCTTTATTGCCTATTGCATACAAAGGTTGCGCAGAGGAGGAGAAATTAAGGGTGAAATCAGAAGCCAAAAGAGTTTCTCCTGCTGTACCCCAATCGACGCTTACCGCCGCCTTATCATAAAATACCGTTGCCATAACCTTTTATTTACAAGTATTACACATTTTTTACCTCAAAATGAATGATCTAAGATTAAAATTAACTGCCGCATTGGAATCCACCCCTCCATTGAAAGATTCTGACGTTAAAAGCATATCGTTAAAAGAATATGTTAATAATGTAGTGTCGGAGTTGTTCTTTTTCAAAGTTATTACCGTATTCTGAAAAACTGTCTGATCAGGAACAAGTCTCATGTTCTTTATTTCATAGTCGTCAGGCTCAATAGTGAAGTTAACATTCACCTCCACTGGAGTTCCCGCTATTACCCCAGTAGGAACATCGTTCCCTACCGCATATAAAGGGAGACGGGGGGTAGCTATATTTACGTTAAAAGAACTAACGCGATTAGTGTTAAAGGTATCCAAATTAATCTCCATCGAGCTGTAACTGGGAATATTTAAGACGCTAGGGTAGGAATCCGTAGGCACATTAGCCAATGCCCCCGTTCCGAATTCCCCATAAATTACAGAGCTGGTAGAAACCTGAGGGATTTCTCCTATGGCGCAACTGACCGAGTAAGTCTCCATGTAGCCCTCTGTAAAAATAAAATTTTTGGTTCCGTGGTTAACTACGCCACTAAAAGCAATATCTCCTGTGAAATTTTGCATTATTTCAGTAGAGGTAGCTGGAGCCGAGGGGGAAAGGGTATTGATGAGGAGATTACTTACATCCAAAGTTGCAGTCTGGGGACCTTCCGGGGCATATTTTATGCTATTTATACCCAAATTCCTAAGAGGTTGAGCAACAGAGGAATAGTTGGCGGATATAGACTGAACCCCTTGTATTCCACTCCCGTTAATGGTTATACTTTCCGCCTCTCTCCTAATTCTTCCTAACATTACCTTATCTTTATTTTACACTTGTTTTTATGTGTAATATAATAAATAAAGGCATAAGGAAAAATGGCTAACAGTATTTACGACATTCCAGTTCACGAATCCACTGATCCCTACAGCAAGAATGCTATCGTCATGGTAAAATCCGACATTGGCGACAGCGAAATTGCCAAAACCTTAAAATATTATTATGCCCTAAAAGACATGGATGGTGGCTCCCCCGGCATCCCCATTACAAATGCCGCTTATTGGGGGGGATATACAACCATTAATAAACAAACAGAAATCCCCTATTTTTTGTGGATCCCCTCCTACAACGTGTCAACAAACCACGCCCCCAAAGTAAATTCTATAGTTTTTGGTAACGGATACCAACAAAGAAGCCCAGATGGAATATATACAGGACTCATCAAAATGGAAATGTCTTTCGATATGAGGGGGGACGCAGAAGCAAAAGCTATTTTACATTTTTTAAGGGTTAGAAAGGGAGTTTCCAGCTTCGTGGTTAAAAATCTTCCCGAAATATATGGAGATTCAGGCTATAAAAAACGTTTCATTTGCCAAAATTTTAATAGTAATTTTTCTTTTTACGATAATCACACTGTAAAAGTTTCATTTGTTGAAACCAACAATTAAAAATGCCAGATTACATACCAGATAATGTAAGGGCTCAATCCTCGATTAAATCTTTAAATTTCGAGCTTTCCAATCTTACCCCATCGTCGTTAATTACATTATTTGAAATTGATTTAAATAAATTAATTGAGTCCAAGGGTATTGTATTGGGTATGGACGCTTTGGCCATGGGTCTATCGGAGGATGTCAATGATGGTATTTTAAAATTCCACAACAACATAAAGATTTTTAATTCTTTTATTATTTGGCAGGGTAAAAAATACTATCCAGTTCCCATTAACTCTGAAGGGTTCGAATCCACCACCAAAGGCACACTACCCCAACCCTCCCTTTCCATTGCTAGCCAATCCGAAACAGGTACTGATCAGCTAGCTCTGCTAAAAAATGAAATGAAAAAATTCGGAGACATTATTGGATCAAAAGTTACCCGAAGAAGAACTTTCGCCAAATATTTAGATAAAATAAATTTTACCGTGGAGGGTATCCTATCCCCCGGCTCCTCCATTACTTTACCAGACGGTTATGAACCAGACCCTTACGCAGAACTTCCCAAGGATGTTTATTACATAGAAAGAAAGATAACGGAAAATAAGAGCGTTTTAACCTACCAGCTTTCTTCTATCCTTGATCTCGAGGGAACAAAAATACCAAAACGCATAATTAACGCCGATAAGTGTGTCTGGCAATACAGGGGAATAGGCTGTTGGTATCAACACGCCGAAATGACAACCAACGCAAATAACGAAATCGTTGCAGAAAATCCCGTACCTCTTTTGGAAAAAGCGCAGCTAGAAACAATTAACCAAGACCCGCTTTCCCCTGAAACTGGTTTGCCACAAAACGCACCCCCCGTTGCTAACGATAAGAACGAAAGACTTTTTCCCGGGGAAAATTTACAAAAATGGAATATAGATATCGCCTATAAACTTGGAAATTATGTTTACTTGGAAAAAGAAAAAATAAAATATTACTTTGTATGCGTTAAAGAGAATGGGCAAGATCTCTATGAAAACAACGAGATTAAGGAAAAAATAGACGCAATCATCCCTCCCAACATCCAATATTGGGCCGCAGACGAGTGCTCAAAAACCCTTACCGGGTGCCGCTTAAGATGGGGTGATAGAAAAGGGAAAGTTAACGACAAAGGTTGTGCCATACAAAAGGGAGAGCTTCCTTTTGGGGGCTTTCCAGCGGCACGAAAAATATCCAGACTACAATGACGCTAGAAGAAACAACTAAAACATCTATAAAGCGACACGCCACAAAAGATATCCCGAGAGAATGTTGCGGTCTTCTCGTTGAAGAAGACGGGGGCCTCGCAACCCTAGAATGTCAAAACGTTTCTGAGACTCCGACCCAACACTTCTCCATCAAGCCTTCTGACTATGTAAAAGCTTCTCGCCGAGGAAAAATAAAAGCTGTATATCATTCTCACAATTCCAACAACGACAAATTTTCCCTCAACGATATGGTCCATAGCCGGTCCCATGAAATACCGTTTGTCTTGTATAGTACCGGAAAAGATTGCTTTTCTGTTTTTGATCCACGTAAAAATAAAACTTTTTTGTACGACAAAGCCTTCAAGCTTGAAGAAAGCGACTGCTATACCGTAGTAAAAGAATACTATAAAGATCTAGGAATAGAATTAGCCGACGTAAAAGGGTGCAGGCTGGACTCGGCGTGGCACAAAAAAAACCCAAGCCTTATTCAGGATTTGTTTAATTTAAATAAACTCAACCCCCACCTACCCATTACAGAACTCCCGCCCACCTCTGAAGTAAAACAACATGACGTACTTGTTTTTGAGTTCGTAAAGGGAGCTGGCCCCCATCATGTAGGGGTCTATTTGGGGGATGGAACGATAATGCATCACCCGCGAAACAAACACGTATGCATCGAGACGCTAAAAGAATCCTTGAGAAAAACAATATATAAAATATATCGCCATGAGCAATTTAGTTAACATAAAAATCCACGGAATACTTGGAGAGCAACTTGGTCAGTCAGAATGGAATCTAGCCGTAAAAAGCGTCGGGGAAGCCATAAAGGGAATACAATGCAACTCGAAAAAGCTCTACCAGCAACTGCTTGAAAACGACAAAAAAAACATCAAGTATAGAGTCCTTATAAACGATAAGGATTTCGCAATAGATGAAGGGGCAGACCCGGACACCCCAGAAGGAATAGCCTCTTCAGAACTAGTAATCCAAAGAGATACAATTGAGACAATAGATATAGTACCCGTCATAGAAGGTTCTGATAACCTAATGTCAATCATAACAATAATTATCGGAATAGCCTTAATTTGGACAGGGGCCGGAGCCGCAATAATGGGAGCCGGTTTTTCCTCAATGACAGCAATGCAAGGGGCAATGGTGCTTGGAGGCATAGGGCTAGTTGCCGCAGGTATAACCAACCTTCTTACGCCGATGCCTAAGTTTGGAGACTTTAGGGAGATAGAACAGGGAGGAGCTCGTTCATATCTTTTTACCGGACCCCTAAATACCATAAAAGAAGGGGGTCCCGTGTTTGTTGGATACGGTAGACTTTTGGTCGGTAGCCACGTTATACAATCCGCCAGCGATACTATCGACGTAGATGCGGAGGTTGTACCTAGAGACGTGTGGGGATTAACAAGCTGGGGTCTTAAATATGACATACCCGGAGCGGGAGGATTGCTGGCGGGTGCAGTGTCTCGTTGGGGTGAGGGCGATTAATCATGGGAAAAAAGAAAAAAAAAGCACGTCCAATTATAACCGATGTAGGGGCTGTCCAAATCGGAGGGGGAAGGGCTACCTCATCTAACACGGTTGTTTCAAGGTCTTTTGCGGAAGTAGTTGATTTAATAAGCGAAGGAACTATTGAGGGACTCGTAAGCGGAAAGTACGCTTACGAGGGACAAGAAAATAAAACCGGATACAAAAGAATAGAATTCACCCATTACAAAGCTACGGGAATAGACGGAGATGCTGGCTCCGATAATCAAAAAGAGAGCTTGGGCTTTTTGCAATCGGTCTATTGGAACGAAGTACCCGTTGTTGATTCTGATGGCTTTTATAACTTTCCCGCTATAAATCTTCAATACGTGAAAGGAAATCCCGCAGGAAACATTCCGAAACTAAATCCGGACATGAGTTTTTATGCGGGGATTCTTGTTGATGAAGAGTTGGATTTAACGGTCAACAGGTCGATAGGAGAAAGACTTTATGGTCCCGAAATTCAAGGGGGAGAGAGTGCCCCCACTACCGAAAAAATAGCCAGACTCAAAACAGGAACCAAAATAGACAAATATGCTAAAACCTACAGCATACTCAATAAAGAGGTATCTAAAATAGAAGTAAACATTAAAATACCAGCACTTTTTGAAAGCATTCAGGCTGGCCCCAAAACCTATAAAAAATCAAAAAGGTTATCACGCTTCGGAGGCTCAGCTGTGGGATACGGGGATACGAAGGCTCGAACTATTGAATATGAAATTTATTATCGGCCATTGTTTGACCAAAGATTTTCTGATACATCCGTGGTAAAAAGCACAGGCACCAAGAACAAGAGCTCGGAACCCCCAACTTGGAAAAGAGGAAAAACGGAAAAAGTTACAGGAAAAATAGATACACCCTATATAAGAAGATCAATTATATCCCTAACCGGTAAGAACTATCAAGATCAAGACGGTTTTGAAGGATGGGAAATAAGGATAGTTAGAATAACACCAGAATCATTAACTTCTTTCCTCAAAAACGTAAGTTTTGTTGACTCAATCGTAGAGGTGTACGGTACAAGATTAAGGTATCCTTATTCTTCCATGGTATATTCTCAGTTTGATGCACGCTCCTTTACAAGAATACCTTCTCGATCCTATGACGCCAGACTGATAAAAGTCAAAGTACCCAATAATTACGATCCAATCACTAAAACTTATGGAAGAAGTGACGGAACAACCCAACTCACTAAAACGGGCTCCCCAGACTGGACTCCCGCAAATGCACCCACCAAGAAAATAAACTGCGCCACGGTTGATGGTTCTTTTTGGGACGGCGAATTTAAAAAAGATACAAACACATACGGAGCTATCCCCGAAGGGGCATATTTGCGAGAATGGACGGATAATCCTGCGTGGTGTTTTTATGATCTTTTAAGCAATCCTCGTTATGGTCTCGGTGAATTCATAGAAGAAAGTCAAATAGACAAGTGGACACTTTACGAAATAGCTCAGTACTGTGACTTATTGGTGCCCGACACTTACGGATCTCTTGAGCCCAATTTTACCATTAATTATATAATTATGTCACGCGAGGAAGCGTTTAAAGTATTGAATGACCTTACTTCCATCTTTAGAGGACTTGCATATTATTCCAATGGAAGTATTTATGCTATTCAAGACAAATATAAAACAGCTATTTATCAATTTAATAATTCAAATGTAATAGACGGAAATTTTACCTACCAAAGTTCCTCCCAAAAGGCTCGCCATACCGTTGCTATAGTAAGATACAACGACAAGAAGAATTTATTTCAACCCACAATAGAATATTTAGAAGATGAGGAAGCCGTAAGAAGATACGGAATTCGAGAAATAGAAACGACCGCACTTGGCTGCACGAGCCGTGGGCAAGCCAGACGTTTTGCAAAATGGATATTAGCCAGTGAATCCCAAGAAACAGAAACAGTTTCCTTTTCCGTGGGACAAGACGGTTCTTATTTGATGCCCGGGGATATTGTCCAAATATATGATAACTTTCGAAGCCCATTGAAATACAGTGGACGTACAAACGCGGTAAGACCCCTAACTGAAAACGGTGTTATGGGTTCACTTCCCGGAAGCAACACGGTAAACAGTATCATACTAGATCAAGGTCTTAATTTTACCTCAAATAAGCTTTATAAGTTTAGCCTTCTTACGCCCACTTATAACACAACGACTGGAGACGCAAGCGACATTAGACGAGGACAACTCCAAAACCTTTTGTTTAGCGGTGCTCACGTAAACACTCTCACAGGCGACTACCGGTCTGACCTGATGGAAAGCGGCAGCGGAATATGCACACAAATATATTTTAGCACTGGAGACCCTTTTGGAGGAACAGGAAACCAG